ATCAGCAACAAAACGCCAAGGTGCATTTTGATCAATACCAAACCCGTATTGAGTCGCTAACGAGGATACCAAATCAAAATTTGCGTCTAAAAAATATCTATCTGACTTCGGAAAATCATCGTTATGGTCATCCTCACTCGTACTAATAACAAGACCACTATTTAAGGGCGAGCAGTAAAAACTCTCTACAAAGCCAGATATAGTTATTGGGCCTGTTGATTTAGTATACTCTTCAACAAAATCCGTAAACACTCTCAAGAAAGAATCAACATCAACAATCCTATCATTTTCTTTTGGAAAAGTACCAAGGTACGCATTTGAAAATAAAGGGTAAACAGTATCGATCATATAAGAATGGTACTGGCTTGTAACGCTTCTGAAGGCTTTTTTAGCAGATAGGTTTGCATAGGGTCCGCTAGGCTCCATAGTTCCGTTTTCGACTAATTCTTTTACTTTGTCGCCAAGGTCTCTCCAGGCATCAGCCACAAAATTGATTGCAAACAATGGCTCGTTAGCATCAGAGTGACGCAATGGTTTTAAATATTGCTCGTTAACAATACTAGCATTACCTACGTTGTTTATTCTGCCAAGGAAAAAGTCTTCCCCCCAAAAATTAAAAGCTCTCTGAGGTCCTATTAGTGGCAAAACAGAGTCTACATATTTTCTTCTTTGTTCGTGTGCTCTTCCGGCGTTGGACGACTCCTTGGCGACTGAAAAAAGGTAGGGTGCATTAACGATTGTTGGTTTGGGTGGTTGAGCCATGAGCTATAACTCTCCTGGTCGCTGCAAAAACATACAGGTTAAACGAGTCTCAAACGTAGAGGAACTTATTGTATTCTCAGACTTGACAACCATATAATATCCACCTATGCCTAACTTCTTAGCAACTTCGTTACCAAGTGCAAACCCTGCGTCAACATAAATAATACTACCGTTTCTAAAAAAAGTATTGCCCACCATAGTAAGTTCCACATCCTGTGGCAATATCAAAGCAGAACCCATATTATTATTTTCAATATGCATAGCCCGTAGTTGTGGCATTTTCTTTTCAGAGAAAGTAAAACTCTTAACGATACCCCTATCACTCCCTAGAGCGACGTGAAATATTCCAGATTCCCGATCTTTTTTGGGATCTCCAGTTAACTTACCTTTATCTTTGATAGTAGCAAAAACAACAAAAAAGGTTCTTGTTGGTCCAGACTTGGCCATAGCTTTATTCTGGGTCGCTGCTTTGGATGCTTCACTTATTTGTCCTCTGCCTAGCCTCCCGCCAACTGAGGCTTTCTTTAAATCAGTACCAGGAACTTTTGGGTATGTCAAGGTGGTCATTGAAAAGTTAATTGAGACCTTCTTATTTGGTGTCTCAAGCGCTTGGTTTAACAACGGAGCAACAAGGTTCGATAGTAATTTATTGATGAAAGATCTTAAACTTATTCTTTGTGGTGGTGGGTTACCACCAGTGTAATTATCTATGAACCACTGCCCGAACCACTCAACGTTAATTGGAATATCTGCTATTGAAAAGTTAGCATCTTTGTTTGTTGTAAGTCCAGCAGAATAACCACTAAAAGCACCAAATATTAGATTGCCATCTACTAGCTCTAAAAGTGTTTGTCTCTTGCCATTAATATCGCTATTGGCAATATCAATCAAATCTCCAACTGTGAAAAATACGACTTTGCTTGCCTCCGTTTTTGAGTCAACAAAAACATTTTTCGGGTCCAGAGCAAATTTTGTGTCAACTGGATCTAGTCCCGCATCCTTTCTTCTTTTATTGGTCATAGCATCTCTGAACGCTGCCTGCCTTTGCCCAATAGCGGTAACCCCCTGTCCTAACTTACCTACCTTAACATTGACGGAGCCACCGCTAGACATGGCTGTTTCTGGCTTGGTTGATTGTAAAACAGAGGGCTCAACAGTCACATACCTTAGCCTACCAGAGTCCAAAAGCTGCATCATAAACTGACTATGCCTTCTAGTGTTCATTCTGGAGTCTATCATAGATCTGACAAGCCGGCAAGATTCTATGCCATTTTCAATCTTTTCCAACTGTTTAGCATACTTATCCCCGTTTTGACCGTTTTGCTCAATAAGGTATTGCCTAGCCATCAAGAGTGTTTTTTCCTCATAGTCAACTGCGTCGAGACTAATTTTAAAGCCCGGACTAAGCGTAAATCCGTCTGTTACAGCAGCCTTATGTAATTGTTTGGCAATAAAACCAACCATTTGCTTGTCATTGGGTCCAAACTCTCCAGTGCCAAGGTTGATAGGGGTGCTATCATCTGCTTTGTAGCCAAAAGCCTTGTCCCCCACTTTTCCATCTTTTGCTTTGTTTTTATCAGAAAGGTAGCCAAAAGTGGCCCAGTTTGCCCAACCCTTCTCAAGGCTTATCGCTCGGGGTACAATCGTTATTTGAGATTTTGGTTCTGTTCTTACCCGCTCAAAAATGTCGGCTGCTTCCGGATCAGATAACAAACTATCCAAAGAGCCAACATACTCTATGTTTAGATTAACCTGCCCCTGTTGACCAAACTCTAGTTTATATTTGGTAAAGTTTAAAAGAATGGTTTTTTGAGTTGCGGCAACAGAGGCCTTAAAGTCCCTGATTTGATTAACATTCATCCCAGCAAAAAACACTTCCTCGTTTATTCTCTGAGGCATACTCCAGCCAACTTTTATTTTTAGTTGTTTGAATGACTTCTTATCGTCGGCTTTTTTTAGTGCCCCGACATCTTGTATGGTCTTCTCCTTCATCGTATTAAATCTTGCAATGATGTCGTTAAAAGCGGCTGTCTTATCTGTTTGTGACTTAACTAACTCATCCTCATTATTAACATTAAATATGAATCTTAAAAACTGCTGAGATAATAACTCTTGGGCACTGCTAAAAACTAAATCAACCGAGGCCTTTAGTGTTTTGTCACCTTGGTGTTTGTTATCAAACATCCACGAAAATTCTTTTACGCCAACTTGTGATCCCGCTGTACTGGCATCAAGTATTGTTTTTCCGTTTCGAATTTCTAAGTTGCCACCATAGAGTTTTTTACCCATCTCTATCATGCGCTTGCCAGAAACGTGATCACTAAAATTAAAAGGAGTCTCCTCTAAGACACCGTTAACATTTTCCACAAAAAAGAACTCTAATCTTGGTGTTAGAGCGCTCAACTGTGCCGGATTGGCATCTATAAAATTCTGTATTATTGGTGGGTTTGCCATTCTTGAAATTAGTCCAACATTCGACTCCCCCCTTCCAAACGAGGGAGTGTGAGCCAACACGTTGGTAAACTTAGATCGGCGAACCTCTGTCTGTATAGCTTCGAATGCTCCTAAAAGATATGCTTGAGCGTTTGCCTGTGTTCTGGCAATAGCGGCCTCAGCAGACTCTTCGCCTTTCTTTTCTTCTTCTTCTGACACTAGACATCTCCATTCGATCGCTCAAAAAAATTAAGCACCTCTGTTATATTTGTAGGAACATAAAAAACATCGCCAGTTTGAAAGTGTGCCTCCGTTGGCTTTTGGTTAAACCACGCTATCAACCACCAGAGCCTTGGATCACCATAAAACTCATTTGCTAAATTGTATAGCTTAGAGGTTGAGTTCCAAATCAAAGTTGACAGTGCCATGTTTCCACGCTCTTCGGTGGTGGGGTAGTAAAATCTAGCTGTATCATACTGAGTTAGCTTTTTTATATCTCGCTGATCAAAAAAAGCCTCTCTGTAAGACTCTTTGTCATTAACCAATAATCCACGAGTTGAGTACCTAGTAAAAGACATGTTGTTTACCGCCTATTTCCAAGCACCTGTTGATTAGCTTGTGCGTTCGCTGTAGAGTCACCAGTAGCAGGGGTGTTCCTAGCACCGCTAGACCTTCCCGCAGAGGGGACTGGGGTGTCAGTCTTGTAAGGGAACCCGCCTGCCGACTCTCTCAGCACCGGCTGCCCATCGTTCTTACCAGTAGTCCAGCCCATCAAGTGCTCGTGGAGAACATTCAACTCAAAGTTTAGGGCAACAGTCTTTGGATAGATAGCGGTGTTTTTACCGTCCATAAACATACCGTCTTCGCTTCTAACATCTACCGTAAAGCCGTTTACATACCCTAGCAGGCCTTTATCTTCATCTTTTGCATTATGTATAAGATTAACAAACTTAACCCTCAACAGGGGAGACATATTTAAAACAGAACCAACGTTTGAGCCGCCCTGTTGTTGATAGGTAGGGTACATAAATGTCATCAAAACATTTATCACGTCCATATTTCTCTTGGCCTGTTCAAAAGAACTAGCCGGGACGTTCCAAGACATAGCGATCGCCCGTCTAGTGTTTTGGTAAACAGCTATTGGATCCATACGACCATAAACGTCCTCCGCATTCCAAGTTTGAGTATAGGCATCACTGAAGTTTTCTAAGAAAGCTGGGAAGTTAACCTTATACCCTGTCGGTAGGTGCTCTATTTCTAGTTTGTACCCTTTGTTATACATCTGACCAATTCCAGGAATCCCATGGTTAGCCGACTGTTCGGGTGATGAAATGTTATCAATACCTTTTTTTAGATCTCTTGGTTTAAATACAGACATATTTTACCCCCTTATTTCGGCTTTAAATCGTACTTGTCAGCCAGTATATTAACTATCACTTCGCCAAGTTTTCTTCCGTCTACTTTAAGTTCCACAGTCTTATTTCCAACACGTTCTTCCCCGGTGACTGCGGGAACAACTGCATCGGCGAGTGCATTTAGGGCCGGCACACTAGCGCCATTTGATTGGACCATAACACTTATTATTTTGTCAAATACCGATTCTGCACTTTCAAGCTGTGCTTTATCCATTTGGGATGTTACCTTAACTACTTGTGTTAGTTTTTCCATCGAATCGGCGGATACTGTAACATCCTCACTCAAACTACCAATGGACTCGATAAACATTCCTATACCCGCAGCAGCAGCGCCAATACCAATTCCTATTAGGGCTATGGCACCACCCATAGCGTATAATATGCCAGTTGCTATGGTGCCAACTTTAGCAAACCCAGCCAAAGCCGGAATCAAGAAATATAACCCAACACCCAGTCCAACTAAACCAAGCCCAGCGGCTAGTAACTGCCCTGTGTCTAATTGATTAAAAGACTCGACAAAGTTACCCATACCTGTTGCTGCAAAATATATTCCGGCACCAATGAGCGCAACCGCTGCGCCTAAAGCTAGCATCTTCATCGCAGCGCCACCGGCTGCATTACCGGCAGTGGTCGTAGCAGTAGCGTTCGTCGTCTGAGCCTTGGCAAGTCTCAGTTCGGAAACTTCCCGCTGGAGGTTGGCGACCATTGCTTCGAGGTCAGCCTTAGCGCCAAGACTTGCTGCTCCGGCTCCTGCGCCGTCTGCGGCGGTGTTAAGTTTGGTCGCTGCGGCTTTTTGCAGTGTCGTTAAGATTCCATCTTTTTGGATCCCCATGTTCACTCTCAATATAGTGTTGAAAAGAACCATCCCAGCAACTATAGTCTTAACAGCACCAACAAGACCCAGAATAATTCCGCCGAAGATCGCAAACCCTTGTCCAACTGGTCCCGCCATAAGCTCGGCGACGGCAGCAAACTTATTAATAAGTGGAGCAAGCATTATGGAAATATTTTCAAGTGCAGCAGCTTGTTTTTGTTGTATCGTTGTCAGTTCTTCGGCACGTTCAGCGGCGGTCTTTTGAGCCCTTGCAGCAGCTTGGAAGTCTGCCTCACTTCCAAAGAACTTAGCAGCCATGCTAACGTCCATTCCCATCATTTCAGCAACGGCCTGCTTTTGACGCCTACCAAGTTGTTCGAAGTTCATTCCACTTTGAGCAAACTCGGCTCTTAATAGTTTGATTCTTTGCTCGTGGGTGGCTCCCAACATTTCAACAGAATTTATTTGCAGTCCTAATTGAGCGTTGAGTTTTCCTGCCATATCAGCAGCACCCTCAAAAGTGTCAAATGCCTCTGCAAGATCAAAAGCTTCAGAAACATCAACACCAAGTTTTCTGGCTTGTTCAGCCAATGCGCTAAATTCTTTTTTAGCATCTTTACCAAACCTAGCGAGCTTAGGCCCTAGTTTTGTGAAATCTTCGATAAGCCTGCCAGTTGGCATACCAAGGCGTCCGGCTAGGGCATCAAATTCAGGCAAGGCGTCTCTAGCACCCTGCAAGCTCATTCCCATGCCCTTAGTTAACAGGTCAATTGCCTGTGCTGACACCCCTGAAGCAACACCCAGTCTTTCAAACTGGACAATTGTGTCTGCAACCGAAGCTTGTGTAGCTTGATCCGCTGCTAAAAAAGCTACGGATGTAGCCCTGAGTTCACTTAGGGCTTTGGTTGCCTCCTCCGAGACAACACCAAATTCGGTGTTTCTTTGAACAAGCGACTCCATTTGTTCAACTTGCTCTTGTCCTGCGCCAGTGTTCTGTTGGAAGGCAATTCTGTTATCATCAAGCTTTATTCCCATCTGGGTTAAACCTGATATGGCTGAGCCTAACCCGTCAGAAAAGTTTAAAGTTTCGTATCCAGCCATATTCATAGCCTTGGACATTCCAGTAATAGCTATACCCGTAAAACGAGTATTATCTGATAAGGATCTTTGTATTTCAGCAAGTCTTGAAAGCGTTTGCTCCCGTTCAGCTAGAATCTTTGCGTTGTCTATATAAGCTGCGGCCGCTTCACGAAGGCCTTGGACCTCGCCAGCGCTAGCGGCGGTTGATTCTAAAATTCTCTCCTGAAGTTCGATCTGTTGCTCAATGAACTCTTTTCGCTGGTCATTACCCGTACCAATAGCGTCTGCTAATTCTCTCTGGAGAGCACCAAGAGACAATGCCGCAGCCTGAAACTGAAGGGCTCCACCTTCTAGGTTTTCAAAAGCGTTAACTTGATCACGCAAGACCCCAAGAAATTCTCGGGACTGCTCAACGTCAAAGGCACCCTTTAAGTTATCGAGGGCGCCCTGTAGTTTGCTTACCTTCTCAGCAGCTTTTTCCGCAGATTCGCCCTGCTGGTCTAAAGACTCAGCGTTTTCCTTGTTGGATTCAGTGTTTTCCTCTGTAGCCTCAGATCGTTTTTTAATTTCTTCTGGATCGTCACCGTTTGCCATCTAAAGCTCCTACGGATTCTTGATAGGCCAGTTAATCTTTGCCTCTCGTTCGAATCTCTTTATGGCAACGTCAAGTTTAGATTTTTGCTTGTAGGTCAACGGATCATCAAGACCATATTTCTTGATGTAGTCCATATATCTTTTTTCATTTACCAAAGCATCAGTAAAGCGCTGGACTTCAATGCGGTTTCCTCGGACCTTGACAGGGATGCGTCTCCCCTTGTACATTTTGGAGAGCAAATACTCAATCCAAGCAGCGAATACATGAAGTATGTTTTCATTAAGTTCTCCCTTGCGGGCAGCCCCCAAATCAAACACCATATCTTTCAATTGATCTTCAGTAAGCACAGGTACCCCTCAGCAATATAGACGGTTGCTTAATAAGTAGGTTGTAAATAACTATTTTAGTTATATTTAGCGACGCCTTGATTTGGCTTTCCTCATAGCGTCTTCGTGCTGCTTGTTTTCTTTTTCTTTTTGTTGTACGAGGCGATTCAAAAACCATCTTCGCAGCACAATGGGTAGGTTATAAGCCTCAAAAAAGCTCCAACCACCATAATATTTCAAGTTGAAAAACTCTTCATAAATGGCAACGTTATATTCGTCATTTAGGCCAAAGAAAGTCCGCAGTAAGCGGCACCTCCAGGGCCGCCTGATGTCCGCAGTTATCACACTCAAAGTTTGATGTCATATCAACATTAGGCGTAATCTTAACCATTAAGTTTCTGAGGTACCTTGAGTCCTTGGCTGGCATTGCGTTAATGAATTGCAATTTGTTTAATTTATCATCATTACCGTTAACGGTGACAATCATCAAAGCCAGTTGTGTAGTTAAAGTATTCGACGCTTGATTTGTACGGTCCTTTCGCATAGTATTTTTTGCGATGGTGTTCTCATCCTTACCATTTAGCATACGACACTCTACTACGACTTTTGACATTGGAAGTTCCACTCTAAATGTATTAGAATCAGTTATAGCGACTGCTTCCTCCTCAAGGGCGGAATTAAAATCTGTGTGTCCCAGTTCCTCAAGATTAAAAACATGATCACCCGTCTCATAGCAGGCTGGACATTTTACTTTTGTTTCATATTCTGGCCCGTACCCTGTAATCCGAGCGGAAACAAGGATAGCATTCTTGTCTCCGACAAGCAAAGTATCAAGATTGATCTTTTTATCGACCAGAATGTTTTGTAGCATACGATCGACAGCAATACCTTTTTTAAGCAAGGCTCGATCCGTTAGGATGTCCTCCTCTTTAGCTGTCATATACTTAATTTCAACTGTTTCCGCATTATGGAGCGGATGGCCGGGTGGATAGAATTTACCCTTACTTGGCAACTCCACAAACTCTGTGGGTAAAGCCCAATTAAACTGTGTATTTGCCGCAGATGCAGCAACAGCCGAAGATCCCTCGTCCTCTGGAGTTGGGAGTCCCTCGGCTGCGTTGAAGCGTCCTTCATTTCTGCTCATATTTTAAAACCTTTCTTAAAACTTCTAGGAGTGCTAGTTGCTTTGTGTTTTCTCTGCCCAGTCAAACGTCAGTTCGATGGTTAACTCTAACATCTCATCAGAAGTATAGTCCAGACTACCACCATAATCTACATTCGTTAAGAACGAGTTACGAAGAGTCCACTCCTCAATGATAAGCCCATCGCCATCTAACAATTGAAGCTTGGGATCACCACCAAGGGCGTCACTGAAGCCCTTTTTGGAAAGGGAGTTCTTTGTTAGTCCAGCGCTTTCATCCGGAAAGAAATATCCAGCGGCTCGGAAAGCATCATAAAGAACATCAGTTGGGTCATCAACACCTCTCGATGGAGCCACAAGCGTAACACTAATCGGGTCCCAAGTAACACGACCTGGGAACTTGAAGTTATAATCGAAATAGCTATGCTCAACAACCGAAACTGTAGCTTTTGGCATTGTTGCGGTCTTGACGTAGAATTCTTGAACGTCACCTACTTTAAGCTTGTACTTAAATCTTCTTTTAGGATCTACTCCTACCTGTGCCCAACTAATTGACATTTTTTATTTTCTCCCTTGTATCATTAAGTAGATATGAAACTTATTTTTTAGTCCTCAAAACTCGCTCCGCTGTTAGTAACCACGAAGTCGATGGCGAAGAACTCAACGGCCTTAGTTGGCTTTACAAGCAACTTAGCATAGATGATGTTTTGATCAACCAAGTCAGGAGTCGTAGTCGTGTCATCAAGAATGAGTCTAAACTCTTCGATACCAAATCTTGACTTAACATCGTTAAGGACAACCTCTGCCTGGCGGCGGAAACGGTCCCAAGTCGTTTGGACGTTTGGATCAAACAGCAACCTTGAGGCGATGAAAGATATTTCACGCTTCAGGAAGATCATCAGACGGCGAACGTTGATACGATCAAGTGCCGAGCGAGTTTGCTGGAGAGTCTTCTGTCCGAAGATCACAATACCCTCAGCAGGGAACTTGGCGATCGGGTTAATGTTTGCATCATAAAGATCATCACGCTGCTCTTGTGTATATTTTCTTGACACATCAAGGACAGGGATACCTGCTGCGCCTTCAGTCAGCCCGCCTCTGGTAAATCCAGCAGGAGCGAACCAAGGTCCTTGTTTATTGTCCGTTGTCGAAAGCACGCCGAGCGCTGCCACCGATGGCGGAACCCAAAGAGTTCTTTGGTTAACTGAATCTCTGACTCTAACCCAAGGGGCATATGCGGCACCATAACTATTGTTAAGGTTTCTATCCCTAAGGCTGTCAACAGCTTGTTTGACTGTTGCCGAGTTTCTTTCAGAAACGCTTTGTGTGTTTTCGGTATCTGGCGTATAAACATTATCAATGTCAATTATGGCCAGAGTATCTGAGCGGTCTTCAGCAACATCCAGAAGGTGCTCAGTCACGTTGTTCTGGGTAACACCAGGCAACGTAATAACATTATATTGTGCATCCTCAGGGTCAGAGACTATGTTAATAGCTCTGCGCAAGGTGTGCAACTGATAAGATGCTTTTTCATTGTTTGCAGTGCTATAGGCACTGTTTCTGAAAGGATCTTTCTCAGTGACGTCAAAGCCTTCAAAGCCACCGTGCAGAACGGTCGTAAATCGATCCAAGCCTGCATCCAAAGCGCCCGAATAGGACGCACTAGCAGCAGTAACACTTTGCACGTTTGTTCTTTGTGCTGTCCAGTATTGTCCCTGACGTGAACCCGAGACAAACTCATACCCCTCGGCCACTGAGCCCGAAACATCATCAAGAGTAAAGTGCCAGGAGATGACCAATGGATCATTTACAGCACCTTTTTGTTGCGGACTAAACTGCAAGTCGTGCATCGCAGACGGATTCGTCTGAAGACCCTTGACTCTTGGCTTAAGCATATCTAAAATCGAGTCGTTGAAGGTAACATCTGTTGCAGTTCTACCTGTCCACGCACCCCAGAAAGTGCTCTTAGCATCTTTCGGTGTTCCCCAGTTGCTCTGAATACGCAGAGGCACAGATGGGAAAATCACAGAAGCGGTAAACGCCGTAGCGCCGAATGCCGGTCCACCAATGGCGCTGTTTAGAGCGCCAAGCATCCCAACTCCGGCAACGGAGCCACTATATGACCCTACGCCACCAAGTCCGAATGTTGCAGCAGGACCACCGTCGATCAACGATGCGGCAGTGCCAGCAGCAGCACTAAGATCAGTGCTGTTGCCTGCTCTTGCAGATGCCGAAACACTGACCATACCCTGTGAGCCACTCGTAATCGTGACTGAGCGATAGGTCAGAGGACCAAACACACCAAATGGTAGCATCTCTGGGTCCGTGACACCAGCGTCAACATCGTCATTCATCTCAACACGAATGTACTTTGACCTGTTCGGATATTGTCCGTATTCTCTGTTTCTTTTTTCTGTTACATCGTACAAATTAAACTTGTCACCAATCTTTTTGGCAAGATAGTTCGGCGATGCCGGGTTCAAATCACAATTATCATATCGCTCAAGAATGACAGGCTTGTTATCACTGTCAGAGAGCTTACGAATTAGAACACTAAACGTTCCGTATTGCTCAAACTCTCCTCTAGGAGCCTTAATGTCTGCGATAGAAATTTTAATTTCGTTCTGAGCCCAGTCACCAGGAGTCAAGGCCTCGAATCTAAACAATTTCTGCTGATTCAAAGCATCATAAGATGCTGATGCTATACCTTGATTCATATCCTGACAGAAGTAGAATCCTGTGGTCGATTTTTGTGCTTCAAAGTTAAAATCATTACCAACTTCAGTGATATTTTCTTGGTTTCTCAATGGAAGAATAGCAGCGTATGCTTTAGAACTTCTAAGATCAACACCCTGGGCATCATTTGCACCAGTAAGCGAACCTTCGAGGTTCTTTGAACCAGAACCTATAATAACACCAATGGTGTTTCTTCGCTGTCCGAGAAGACTGAACTCGAAAGTTTCACCGAGCCAATATTTTCCACCCTGGTTTGCGGTAGCGGTACCAGCACGGGTGATATCGGTGTTTGTCACCGTCGGATTAGTGTTCAAAACTTTTCTAATAAAGTTGTTTTTATTTGGATTCATGCTAACAGAAACTTTTTCAAAGTTATCAAAAGTTCCATCTGAAGTGAATATCAAATCAATGTCGCCATTGTCGTTTGTCTGGTATAATTCGCAAGCCGATGCTGTGAGGTTAGCATGCTCTGCGCCGATACCGATTCTTGTTCCTGACAAAAGAACACGTCCAGCGGTCAGGTAAAATGTAGCAGCTAAGGCTCCCGAAAGAACACCACCACCGTCTTCATTAGCGGCAGGAGTCTGGATATTTCCAGAAGGCCACAAGAAAAGCCCATAGGCACCACCGGCAGCAGGGACGTTACTTATTTCACCAGCTTTAAACCCAGCTAAACCAGCGGATGTTGCATCAGGATCTTGCACACCAACTGTTCTCATGAAAGTCAGAGGAGAAGAGTTTCTTAACCAAGCTTGAGCAGCGTATGCTCCATAAGTTGGACCAAGCGTGTTTCCATATCTAGAAATATCGCCGGTTTCGTTACCTGGCATTGGATTACCAAACGTATCTATAAATTCAGAGAACGAATCAACTGTAACAGGCTGCATAGCCGGTCCTTTTCGTGCTCTACCTATAACCATTGGCCCAACCGTTGCTGGAGTAGCAGGCAGTTGGCTGTTGTCTATCTCGTCAACGAAAACGCCTGGAGAAATAAACTTAAACTTCTTTGTGGGATCATCCGCCATTTTTCTTTGTTCTCCTCATAAGCTAACAAATGTAATAATAAACCTTAAATGTAGGTTTGCTAATAATAAATAGTAAGACAAACCTCTAAACTCCTTTGAGTTTATGGTCGATACTTATCTTTTCTATTTGGGTTGAAGTCTGGGATGTCACCAAGTTCGGATCTCTCCCTGCTGAACCTTATTTTGGCTGGACTTTGACGCTTAACAGTAATCGGTGTGTTTTGATTATCTTTATCGCCAACAAGATAGCCTAAAACTTTTATTGACAATGCTGTTTTAAAAATTCTTTCAGTAACACCAAGTCCGTCTGCCTTAAAATCTATATTGTAGTTTGGGTCTAAAAAAGCCTCATATGAATTTCTTTCGTGCTCAACAGTGAACACACTGGGGTCACCTGTATGAGTGTGAAACTTTCCAAGTATTTGATTCATTTGTGTTTGATATTCGGTTACGATATCTATCGTATATGTCATCTCAACAAACGTTGGCATAGGGATCATCAACGTTTCGTAAACAATATTTTTGTTTTTCCCTGGGAAAGTTTGTCTATTCTTATTCATCCCACCTTCTGATTTTCTTATTGCGTTGGCATTTGCAAAATTTGCTGTTTTTTCTTGTTGTACCACTCTTGCTATGGGGATAGAACCACCACGCTTATAATAGTCAAAAAATGGAGGTATATTTATTCCGTAAACTCCTTTGTTAGCTGGGTTTTGAACGGCAGATACTTTATGAATAGAAATTAGTGGGTACTTTAGTGTTCTACCGTTCGGCCTAAGATCAGGATCATTTTTTATTTGATAAGCTCTCTCTGGCAAAGAGTATATCACAGGGACTTTTTCCCAGCCCTCGTTCGTATCAACAAAAATATCTAATTTTTCGTCCACAAATTTATAAACAGCGTAATCTATATCCTCTATCTTTGATGGAGCAAGGGAATAGGAAGAACTTAATTGAGTGTTAGTAGGTGTTCTAATCGGCATTAAATAGTCCTCGTCTGGCCTGTTTACCAACAAGAGTTACTTCCATTGAAGTCTCATCGTTTGTAAAAGCACTGTCTTGTCCAAAAATATATCTTGGCTCAAATAAATCCACAATCTCAAAAAGCATGTCATCATATTGCAAGAAGTCACCCAGTCGGGCAAACAGATCTTGATCTTCAACCAAACGACGTTTGTGCGTATGAACGTTAATATTATACAGGTTATCAAATCCATATTTTTCTTGCACTCGATCAGAGCCAACATACTCGACCAAGGCATAAACTCTAACTGGAGGGAGAAAGGTTTTCTTGATGGATTCTCCATACAAGGGATGAAAGTTAGATCTCTCGACATCTATTGGATAATACAATACCTGTTGTCCGACAATCTTTTCGACTATCTCATCATTTATTTGTTTAACAAAGTTTCTCTCCGCTTGCCCGACAAAAAGCGGGGGTGGAGGAGAGGCCGGTTGAGTCCATTTATTCTTTTGACTAGTCATTTAGTTATCCAACATAAATGCCATGAGGAATCGTCTTAAACACATTATTAATACTATCTTGCATTGCGGCATCACCCTCTGCAAGTTTGCCATAGACCATTTCATCAAGGACTGTCTTAAGTTCTTCCCTTAGAGTGCTTTGTTCCTCCTTTGCCTCAGAAATAAGCGCTGCGCCGTTCAAAGTAACATCATTGCCAGGAATTGGAATTGAACCTAGTTTCGATCTAACTTGTCCAAGAACTTCTTTACAGAGGGCCAAAGCATACCTTCTAATCCACTGTTTGCCAATACTGTTAATATTTTTGTAAGGGACATTAGGGAAAGGCAGAGAGTTCATATTATTAACTCCGTCTGCGCCATATTTTCTGTCTTCCTCTTCTTGAAAGGCATCTTCGGAAACTCTAAATCTAACCCAGAAATTGTCTGGATTTTGACCATCCGGGGTCGGAAATATTCTAAGCTTATTGTTATTAATTTGGAAAGAAAAATGAGAGGCTCTAACTTTCATATCTTCTTCATAGGCATATGCCTGTAAAGTGTTTTGCCAGTTTGGCACTATTTGAAAATTAGAATCGTCAGCGTACATTCCATAAGTTGATAGGTTCCCAATGGTGCCTACACTGTAGCCGCCAAAAAATCTCCAAGCGGCTCTTGGAGTTTTATAATACACTTGTTGTATTGTTATTGAGCTAGACCCAATCTTGTTATAGAAAGGCTGTGAAGACTCTAAAGATGCGCTGTAAATGACAGCTTGTAGATCATAGTCCTGAACATCTCTAGAGGCTGAGAACGAAGCTGAGTAAATTGTCTGGGAGGCTCCCAATCCTGCGTGTACACCAACACCTCTACCAATATGTGTAGCATATCCCAACTGAAATCTAGGAAACTTTAAATTTGCTTTTGTTTGATATGTTCCACTTAGTTCACCATCTTGATCAAATGTACCTGTTGTATTCCCTAGCAAGTCTGACAACACGTTTTTGGCCTGATGCGTATTAACAATATATGAATACTCTAAACAAGCCTCTTCATAAGCATTGTAAACATTATCAGGTTGTATCTCTAAGTCAAGAACATTTCCCCCAAGCTTATTATAAACATAGGTTACTTGATCAACGGCTCCGCTAAGAAAATTTGAGTCGCTACTATAGATACCATAAGCTAACGCATCGGATACATCACCGAAGGTTCCTGTTGAGGGCAAAACCAAAGCACTGGTTTGACTGGTTGGCTGTAAATTTACAGGCATTAATTAATCCTCACATTGATTTTTAAGACACTTGGTCTTAGTAAGTAGTTTTAATGTTAAATGATAGCATATAAAAACAAAAAACCTCGCCACAAGGACGAGGTTCTCTGCGTTATTATTCAACCTTAAGGTTAATTAGCCATTAAGATCGTAACAAACAACTAGACCGTAGTAGTCAGGACGCACCATCTTCTTGGCATAGCGAGTCATCACGCCCTTGCGGGGCACGAAGTCTTCGGTACCAAAAATGGTAGGCGTGACTTGCAGCGGAACATAAGGAGCATACACATAGCCACTTTCAAGGAAGCTATTACCCTTACGTCCAACAAGAATCACGTTGCGAAGGAAGTACGGATCAACGTAGATGTCCATCTTGCGGCTCAACGAACCAACATTGACGGCACCCCACGAACCCTGATCATCCTCAGGCGTGACGCTTGCCTTGAATCCAGCGGTGAACTCAAGGAGGCTGGCCACTTCCGGCGAACAAACGATGAAGTTTGCACCACCACGAAGGGTCTTACGATGCATACGAGCGCTGAGATCATTAATGGTCTCAAGCAAGGTCTCGTACCACTCACTCACGGTACCCGTAAAGGTCGGAGCCAAGCTGTTCGAGATATCTGCACCAGTTTCACGATCAAGGAACTTACCAGGGCGACGGCTCCAGTAAAGCTTACCAGCCGTTGCACCAGCAACAAGATCCGAAAGAATTTCCTGATCAATTTCAAGAGCAATCTGCTCGGAAAGAATGCTTGTCAACTCAACTTCAGCGTCGAGGTTATGATAAGCGTTCAAGTCCTGAGCAAGCTCGGGGCTCCACTTAGCCTTGAGCTTCTTGGTGACTGCTGTGACAGCGGTGCTGTCCACCTTGATGTCGATCTCTGGGATCTGCTGTTGGGTTTCAAGTCCCCAACCTTGGTTACCGTTTGCACCCTTAAGGGCACCAAAAGGATCACCAGCAGCAACGAATTCGTCCGCAATCGGGAAGGAAACCTTACCGACAGCGAGCGCACCACCCTGCGAGGCTCCACCAATGGCGTCACCTGCCAGCGAGTGCGAAAGCGCCACTGCTGACAGTGTTGCATTGCGGCTGACGCCGACAACAAGAACTCTGTCTCTTCTGGTTCCGGAGAACTGAGTGAGACGACGAGCCTGATATGCTTCGCCAAGCGCTGAGGTGCCTGCTTTGGTACCAAGATCACCAGCACCATTAACACCCGAGACCACAAAAGCGGCAAGGTTGTCTAAGTTAGCACCGTTAGCGTTGGTAACATCAAATTCAGCAATAACGTAAGTCGAGGTACCCGAAATAAGATCAGGGTCACGACGAAGAGTCTGCACATCATTAGCCGACTCGTTCGCACCGAACGTACCCGACGAAATAACGGTAAGACCTGTAATCGAACCTGTTGGGCTCGAATATCCGTTACCAAGGTTATAAAAACCTTTCTCACCAGCAGAGTCGGCAAGATTAGCACCACTCATAATCTGGTTGGCGACACGGCCTTGACCGTAAATCGACTCATTGCCAGTGGCACCGAGACGGTGAGCGCTACCGCTACCATCAATTGCGCCCATAGCGCTATCAGGACTATACACGAAGTCCATGAAGAAGATGAGTCCACTTGGGAGGCTCATCGGTTGCACGGAAACGAGGTCCTGTGCTAACAACCCACCGAATACACGGCGAACAATTGGGAATGCAACAGAAGCGAATCCTTCGACATCACCTGCTTGCATGGTAGTTTGCTCTTTGAGAAGTTGAGCAGCTTGGTTCTCCAAAAGACGAGCCATATTCGAGCGATCATTATCACCCAGCCCTTCCAGAAGACCAGTCTTGGCCCACTTATCAAGTAGAGCTTCACCTTCATGGGCGAGCGAACGTCGTTTGATTCCTTCAGTCAAAGTATCAATTACAGACATTTTTTTTCTCCTTAATAAATCTGTTTTATTTGTTGTATATACCAGCTAGTGTAGACCAGCGCTTTAAAACCGGATTACTATCACCATCGGATGTTTCAGACTCACGTCTTCCGCTTAGAACAACTGATGATTTTCTTGACACAGCTTCAGACAACGATTGTGGGGCTTTCTTAGATGAACTGCCCGCCATTGTCTTTTGAAGAGCTTCAAAAATCAACTCTGCTTCTTTAACCGATTGTGCCTCAGTGACTAACTCAACAATTTTACTTTTTTGCTGCTCATTCAGGGAGGAGTCCTGTAGTACACGATTGGTATACAACAACCTAGCGTTAGAGAGGTTAACCTCTTCCAAACGATTCTTAACTTTTACTAATAAATTCTTTAGATCTTTGTTTTGTTTTGTAAGTTCTTCATTTTTCATTTCAAGCCTGTCGGTCTTGTATTCCAAACTTTCAAGATCTTCTTTGGAAACGCCATCTTCAGCGGGCGAGGCCACATACATTCCTGCCTCTTCCTCAGACTCAGCGACTTCCTCTTCGTCGTACTCTGCCACCATAGCTTGATCTTCTTTGTCTATGTCAACAGTCAAAATTTCTTTAAATATGTCAACAAGATCAGACTCGTCAACTTCAATTTCATCATCGTCCCTGTTGCCAGGTTCAACTCCATCTTCTATGCTTACGTCAAGTCCAACTTCATCAGCGATTTCTTGGCGGTCAAGCTCAAAATCTGTCTCTTCTGGGTCCTCTTCGGACTCGGCAGCGGCGATTATTTGGTCTAAATCAACAACAACCACATCATCACCTTCTACATCAGGATCATATGCCATCGGAATATCTAGATCATCACCGCCAGCTTCATCAGTGTCCATCTCGTCATCCATCCCAAGGTCCATTTCTTCATCTTGTTCTAGAATGCTCTGCATGGCTTGCTCAACTTCCGTTGAATATTTTTCAATTACGGCGCTTTCAGCGCTTTTCAGAGCAGCTTCTCGTAATTGAGACGCATCAATAATGGCTTGTTCAAGCATAGAGTTAGACATAAATATATCCCCTTCGAAGAGAGTTAATCAAATTAAATAGTTGTGACAAACACAAATAGGACTTTTTTCTACTTGTAATATCAGTCTGAAACACCTGATCCAGTCGGTGTCAACATCTCACCGGAAGCAATATTTGTAATTTCAGCATAGATTTGATAATTCACAGTCTGTGCAGCAGTGGCATTTGAAATGTAAATATCTTTCATTCTGCCGTTCAAAGTAATTTGATTACTTCCTGTTAAGCCGCCGGGAGTTAGGGCACCAGAAACTGTTATAAAATGCCGGGTCGTCTCTGGAGTATTCATTGAACCTGTGGGAGCAAAAGAAATTCTTAGTGCGTGGGCACCGTGGTTTATGACAGTGACAGATTTTGCGATAGGATCAAAAGAATGAGGGTCTTGCTCACCAGCGCCCAGGGCGTCAGTTCCAGAAAGATATGGCAGCCCGGCCATCTGATACGATCCAACGTTATTAACTCCTGGGGTTCCCCAATTAGCATTTCTACCCATTATCTTCTCCTCCTAGAACGTTTGGCAGTTCTCTTACTACTAGGATTAAATAGTTCGTCTCTATCTCTATTGACCTTATCAATTACTCTTTGCCTGTTTGCTTTCTTTTCTGATTTAAGCACAGATGGTTTCTTAAATCGTGTTCTAGATCTAAATTCTTCCACGATACCTTCTTTCTTTGCTTTCTTGATAAACTTTCTGACCATTCTCTCGTTATTATCACCACACTCTTGTGCGGTTACAGTGATACAGCCACTTATATTTTTCTGGAATTTCTTGTTTCTTTGTTTTCTCATTTTATTACTTTCTTGTTTTGGAGGCAACTGCTGCCCAATTACCCATTCCTGGGAGGTTAGTTATATCAACACCCGAGTCCCCAGGTGGTAGCCCACTAAGTGGACCTCTACCGGACTCTGGTATTGGTTGAGTTCCCTCAAATAACTGAGGGTTTGAAAATTTGCTCTTAACGTCGTCATATGCATTGGATCCGATAGCGTCAAGAACTCTTTTTTTAGATTCTATCATTTGTGTTGATTGTCGTGATGGCGTTTTACGCTCTTGTTCGAACATTGGCTTTGTTGGCGCAGAGGTCAACCCTTGGGCTACCTCTGTGATAATACCAGAAAGAACACCCTCTTCAAAGATTACCTCTTTGACACATTCTTTAATAATATTTTTGAGTTCCGATTTTTTCATCTCTTTCCTTTCTTATTTAACTTGGTGCCAGGCCTGGTGTGCGCCCTCGCTAATCCAAACATATTCAGTTGCGGTTACTCCAGCATCATTGTTAAGGCTATCAAAAGTGCCACTTATGAGTCCCGAAGGTAGAATGAAGACATTGTTAGTAGTTGTTTTAACAATTAGTGAGAGCCTTGTGCCAGAATCATTCCCTCTAGGAAAAGCTAGATCGTGAACTTCCATTCCCCCGCCCATATCAAAGCCGTTAATTGAGTCTGCATCTAACAATATGGTACCAGAGGCCACAGTTAAACTGCTATTTGTGCCACTTCCAAGATCTTGTTCTTTTACTTGGGTAACATAAAATTGTGAAGTGGTTGTGCCTGCTACTTTTGCGTTTCCAGAAACCTCCAGTGGATGTGTTGGAACTTTGGTGTGAAGACCTATAAAGCCATTGCTACCCTCGATAGTGATGCGGGCCTTATTAGTGCCATTAGTTTGATCGGTTGCTATTTGAAATGGTCGGGCACCGGCAGCATTAGGACAGTGGGCATTAAGGAAGAAAGCATTTGCAAGAGAATCAGTAAATGAAGCATTTGCGTCGCCTTCCATAGCAATACTAGCCAGGCGATTTGCTCTAGAATTAGAGTTCTGTCCATCCTGATAAAAGTCTATGTAAGGATTATCATTTTCACCAGAGTTGTCACTATCCGCAGCTAGTCTGATTCCAACATCAGCAGAACCCATTAGGCGAAGACAACTCTCTACTCCAGTTCGCTCTTGAATGTCAAGTGAAAAAAGCGGCTGGTTAGTACCAATACCGATACGATTATTTGCGCCATCGACATGAAACATGTTTGCGTTGTTATTGGTTTCTACCCGAAAATCAATATCAACCCCTTCCTCATTAAAAGTTATTTCGTTATTAGTACCCTGAGTGATATCAATAAAATTAACTCCGCCGGCTTGGATGTTTATGTCGTCGGTGGTAAAATTAATAAAGGTGTCATCATCACCTCTGTGGTAGATAAACTGACCAACTTCCATGCTTCCACCAACAGATAATTTGTAGCTTGGATCAGCAACACCAAGTCCGACACGACCGTTTGCTAAGAAAAATACATTTTCATTTAACTGAAGAGTGCCCGTAACTTGATGTAGGTCGCCATCGCTATTTCCTAGCTTTGTGTCGCCATCGGCCTCAAGCCGAATTGCGAATCCCTGTCCACCACTACCACTAGCACCAAAACCGGCTGACATTTTAGTCTCCTATAACATCATTTAAAGCACGATTAATTCTATCTGCTTTAGTTAGGTTAGTTTTAATTTCTTTACCCTCCGCAACCAAGAAAGCGCCGCTAGTGCTTGGCTCGGATACCAAATCAAAACACAGCAACTGAAAATCATCTTCGACCATGGTCGTGCCACCTTCCTGTCGTGTCGAACCCAGCCCACGACTGGATATACCCAATTGAACTCCACCTTTTACAAGTTGCTTGGCGACCTGGCCAGCGGGCGTATCAAGAATTTTTAACTTGCCCATCACGTCGTCACCATCCCACCAAACCTCAGTTACCAAATGACTAGCATTTTTAAGTTCTACAACAGAACTATCTGGGTGGTCAAGTTCACCAATGGCTCGCCCTTCTTTTACAAGTTTTGTATAGTTTTTCATTTCTCGCTCAAGAATTGGTCGTGGGTAAATGCGACCGTTACCATTCTTTGCATCAGCAGCTTGTATTTTGCCTGCCAAAACGAGGTGAATACCATTTTTATTACCTTCACGCTCGTCTTCTGTGAGAAGATCGTCACTGTAATCTAGATTCATAAACTCTTGAAGCACATATTTCTTAGTCATTTTTATCTCCTTAGAGTGCGGGCGCTACCCGCACGATACTGCTACCCCTGCAACAATTGGTTACTGGTCTTAGCATCCATTTTTGCGTCCACATTCCTTTTAGTTCTGTATTCATGCTGGAATCCTCCGTCAGATATTAGCATACATAACGCATATGACGTGCCAGAAGACAACCATCCCATCACAAGGGCATTGACTAAAGATACGTCAAATGTAAATAGTTCGGTAAAAGGGTTTAGGAGCACAAGAAGAACACCAACCCAAAAGCCAACACACATTGGGCAATGAAAAAAATGGTGAGTTGGTCTTAATTTATCAAATAGAGTAGAGAATACGAGTATCTGGGTAAGACCATAGCTCGCTAGAATAAAGTAAACTAATTCCAAGGTGCCCTCATCTAATATAAGTAGCCATACCCAACAAAACTGTAAGGTATGTCGTAACTTCTAGATCTTCCGTAAGGAGTTTCTTCCTCCGGAGTAATTTCTCCAAGCTCGGTTGTCTCGGATTCCTCTGGGTCCGTAAATCTATCCTCAATGTGCTTGTCATATTGTGCTGACTTGATTTCTTCCCCGAGGCTTTTCTTAATATATTTCTCTATTTCAAGTAAAGCAACTTGAATATTGTCAATACCCTCGGGTGCATCTTCTATTTTTGCTTCCAAGACACCAAATTTTAAGCCACCTTGAATCATATTGTGGCTTATCACTCCACCCTCCTCCAAAGACTGCATCAAATCTCTCTGATAACTATAGATGTTGGAGTTGTCACCCGAATACATTTTTGGTATAGCAGAAACTGAACCCGCTTTGGGGGACACAACAATATTCATTTTTTCATGATCTAAAATTAGAATATTTCCGTCAAGTGTTTTACGGATTTGTAGTTCAATTGTGGCCTGAGGTGGTTTTGGCGGCTCAGGCTTATTTATCTTAATTTTCAGCGTCATCGGATTCGTATTCTCTTACTAAAGTCTGAAGTTTTAGAACCTTTTTAAGGTCTGCCTCTGTTATACTTGAAACATCAAACGATCCAATCTTCTCTAATACGACTTTAGTGCTATTGAGCATTTCCTCGTCAGACTTAACTTCTTCAAGTGTCAAAGACTGTTCGACTTTATCTCTTATTCTGCTTAATTCTTCTACAAGGTGAATTTGAAAGTCAGCATAATTATCCCCTAACGAAACAATATACTTATTTAACAAGTCACGTTGCTCGGGTAACAATTCTTTATATTTATCATTGTAATTTTTGACAAAGCTGCTAACAACTAAATTATCAACTGGCTTCATAGCGCCCTCTTGTATGGTTTCCCCTGAAGACAATGAATCTAAAACTTCGTTTTCCAAAATAACACGCTTATTAACCGGGGTGCTGGAATTAAATATCTGGCTAACTGTTGCAAAGCTTTTATAGTTTGGTACAAAGTTTGAAAAAACAGAAGACCCAAGCTCTTGATTTATTGTTTTAATAAGTTTACTTTGTTCATTAAAGATCTGGTTGGGGGAAAGCTTTTCGTGTTCTGCCCGAACATGAAATATCATCTTTTCTGCGGTGTACTTGTCCAATTCTTTGGTTTCGATAAGTGCTTTATAACATTTCAGTTCTTTGCTCAAGACAGAGCCATTTGAAAAATGCTCCTTTATTATACTAACAATTTTATTCTTTCTATTAGCGTTCTTAGTTACAATGGCTTTTGTGACCTCTCTAATAAGAGCCTCGAAAACAAAAGCAGTGTTTCTTTTCTTATTGTGTTTAGTTCTCATTGTTTTTTTCCAAATCCCTGATCAATCGAAGTACATCGTTGTTTGATTCCCTTAATAGAGTCTCTTCACGATCTAGTGCTTCACCAACCGTTCCCCTTGATAAAGGTCTCATTTCGCCTGCCCACCCTTTATATAGGTTTCTATCAGAGCTAGATGCCACGCTATCTCCTGCACTAGCTAAATAACTTCTCAATCTTGCGCCGGCACGGCGGCCGTCAAGCGTTACCTTTTCATAGCCGTTATCGTTTCTTTGACCTGGTTCTGGTTCTGCCAGTAAAGGACCTTCGTCGGCTGGCTCATCGGCGGCTGGTATTTCGTCAGTCGCTGCGTCGAGGCTTTGGTCTGCCCCAAGATCGTCACCACCGAGGTCACCGCCTGCTTCACCTGCTCCTGCACCGGCTGTAACGGCAGCAGTCATCGCCTCACCAGCGGCGGTGCCAATTGACTCCATAGAGGCCGTGTGCTTAGAGTCGCCATACTGTTCAAACATAATTCGTTCGACTTCATCATCATCAAGCTTGAATATATTTTTGTAAATCCATCGTTTGGAGAAATACCCATCAGTCGCTGCACCAGCTATTTCAAACTTAGTTCTAAAATGTTCAAGCTCTTGCAATTCAGCGATCTTAGATGGATTATTCAAAGTCAACTTAAAGTTAGTTAGATCGTTATTCCTATAGCCCAAAGTAAACAAGTGAATAATACACAACTTTTCTAGCTCAGCTAAGACCACCCGCTGTAATCTTTGGATAGTCCTTGCAAAACGAATATCTTTTTGCGCTAAGGTGGTTTTGTCCTCCATCGCATCAGACTGAGCCAAATATGCTTTTGGTACCTTAAGTGCTGAAAACAACTTGTCTCTCAAATAATTAACATCGTCGATGTCACCAGTGAAAGAGCCACCAGCCAGTGTTTCAATACGAGAAGATTGTCCTGCTCGCACCGGAATGTAGTAATCTTCATCGATGCTCATAGCATTGTATCTAAGGTCAACTCTGCCTGTGTCGGCATCAACAATTTGATTTCTCTTCATCTGAGTCTTTACTTGCTCGATATACATTTCAACATCCTCAGCAGGGATGTTCCCGACATCAATGTAAAAAACTCGACGCTCAGGAGAACGAACAATTCTGTAGGCCATCATTGCGTCTTCTAAGAGTGTTAACTGTCTCCAAATTCTTCTAGAGGGTTCCAACACAGAAGTTCCATAGGGGACGTATTTATCGTTCCCCAAAACTCTAAAATGGGCTATTTGCCAATTTTCGAACGTGACACCAGGCTGGGAATCTCCCGACCAATAATATTGAACATAGTTTGGATTTGTTGGATCTTTTCCTTCTAGTCTCTCGACTTCACGGACAGGAAGCGGTATGACATTAGTAACTCCCAAATCATCATCAACGTCCAGATATAAATAATAGTCCCCAAACTTACACATACTACGAGCCCAACCAAAAAGGTTTGACTCAACATTTAGAACAGTATATAAAAGAGTATTAATTATTTCCTTTATTTCTCTGTTGTGGCACTCAATGTGAACCAAGGGGTTTATTTCAGAGGATGTTGTTATCTCATCAGCGTAAACATCCAAAGCAGAAGCGATCTCAGGCATATATTCCATTTGATCAAAGTCAGTATAGCGCAACTGCTTATCCCTATTCAGCAGGACCTTGCTCTGTAGTCCAGAAAAGGGGTTGTAGTATTCTTTTTTCTTAAATTCTTTACCATTTGCAGTTGTAAACTTATATTTTGTAACAGTCCTGGCCGTTGTTCTTGTAACAGTAGGCTGATTGTAATCAACTAATGGACCACTAAACAACCTTGTAAGTCTTTTAAACAAAGTGGACTGTTGATTCCGAGGATTGTTTTGATCACTCTTGTGTTGGTTACTATTATCTGACATTTTTACCCCTTAATAATCCAAGATAAGTCGTATCTTTTTCCGTCATTACCTTCGAAACTACTTTGTGGACCCTTCTTAGGCTTAAAGCCTTGCATTCCAGGTATTTTAGTGTCAAAGGTACTGTTACTAACAGATATACCACCTATCATTGCTTTTTTATAATCTATTTCCCTCTTATTTACAGTTAACGCTGTGTCTCTAACCCAACATCCGATACTTGTTGCTATAACAAGATCATCATTATACCCTCTCATCGCCTGTGGTCGCCCATTATGCCAGACAAAAGTTTTAATTTCGCTAGCAAGACGTTTCGAGTTAATATTAATTAGTTTGTTTCTAACGAATTCTTCAAACTTAGCAATCACTAATGGTCTTGTCTTCATTGACATGGTGAAACCGGCCACACCACCGATTGCCTCTGCCGTAGCTTGGTCCACATATTCATGTGTTGACTTGATGCTATAATAAATGTTAGGATAGTCTAAATCTTCAAGTCTGTTGAGCACACCAATACCCAGAGAATTGTTCTCAATCACAAGAAGAGCTTGATTATACTCTGTAGCCATGCTATAAAGCAAAGGAGCAAACATATCTGGTGTTATTTTACCTTGGTATTCCGCCACTTGATTCATAGTCTGAATATCTATTATCTGACATACACTATAATCCGAGCCATCCCCTCTAGCAACGTCTGCAATAGCTAAATAGTCTCTCCCATCTTGAGGAGTTTCCCATATCCAATAATTTCTATCAAAGCCAGTTTTTCTCTCTGGGTCAGATATGTTTTCTAAAATTCTATTTAAGTCGTCGCCATGAACCACCGTCTCGCCTGAAGCGTTGAAGTTACACTCAAGCTCTTGAGCGATTTCACGTTTAGACATATTCCTAGTTTCTTTTTGAAACCAGGCTGCATCTCTTTCCGGATGCACGTCCCACGGCAGTTTGATCGGGTTAAAGTCGTTTTTACCTAATTCTGCTTCGGTGTAGTTTTTGTGAAACCAATTACCAACACCATAAGGAGTGCTTAGTGCTATACAGGTACCACCAGTTGAAAGCGTGGGATACAAACCAGCCCACATCTCCTCAAGTCCCTCAACAATGGCCGCCTCATCAATAACCAAAAGAGAAAGTGCCTCTGAACGACCGGCATCGCCTGATGTTGAGGATGCCTTGACTTGAGAGCCATTAGTTAACTCAAACGAGTTTCTATTGTCAATAGCAATAGACGCAATCTTTAACCACGCTGGTAAATTTTTGTATATGGCTTTTGATTTTTTAACAAGGTTCGCAGCAGTGTTTAGCTTTGTTGCTACGACCAAAATGTTTTTATCACGATGGAACAACATTAACCAAGCAACATAGGATGCAACTGTGGTTGAAATGCCTAGCTGTCGTGCCTTCAAGATAATATTGAAGCGATGTTTTTTAAAATCTTTCAGGGCGTTTTCCTGAAATTTATACATATCAAAAGGTATCAACCCATGCATAGGGTGTGATATTTTTGCATATTTATTAGAAAAGTAGACAGGATCTTTTCCGCAGCGGACGATCTCTGCCATCATATCTTTTCTTGTAAGGCTCATTTAGGCCTCTGGCGTATCAGGATTTTTTGGTGCTTTATCGTTACTTGGTCTCTTATCAGAGAAAAGATCTAAGAACTTCTTGATCCCATCATCAACTGTATCCTTTGATGGTTGTCTAAGGCTCTCAACGCCTTCAACGCCGCCGATCTTATATCTTTTAACTGCTTGGACAAAGTTTCTAACCCTAGAGGTGCTTTGCACCATTATGTCAGCTTCAGCAACTTCACTAAGTGTTACTGAAGTTTTTGTCACCTTGTTGTACTCTTTCTTAAGATACTTAATAATATCCCCAAATTTTCTTTCGATCTCATTTTCGAACTGGGCTCTGGGATGAATCTCTTTCATTAGAACTTCGCTGTGGTAAGTTACGATCATTTGGTCAGCCGAAAACCGAACCTTAAATCCATCGATAACACGGCTGTCCAAAATTGGGTGACCCTCTTCTCGTTTCAAACCTATTTTTTCGTCCATGTTCTCGTAGCCGTCATAGGCATTAGAAGCTGCTTGACTCAAACCCTTAATTACATCTAAAATGGTAGCCATGTTTTTATTCTCCAAAATAATCTAGAAATGTAAGCTCTGAAAAAACGACCTATCCTTTTAGGTAGTGGTGGTTTCCAAACGCCGTCGCCAGGTCGCCAGCCAGATTTCCATCGCTCCTCTCTAAACTCTACATAGTTAATATAGCACTTTTCACAGCACTTAAACCTATTCATATATAGGTCGTCCCTAGACGAAAATGAATAAGTTTTACAAACAGGACAAGACCTGTCTGTAGATGTGACTTTTTT